TAAAAAGGTTGCAACAATCTGATTGCGTAACCTACTAATAACACCTGAGCCTTGCAATGATATAAACTGACCCAATTGCTTCTGTGATCTAGCAACATCTAAAATGCTTGTCATAAAATCTGTAACTACATAACCAGGTGATGTAACCCCAATTGTAATTTTCTCTGTATCTTTCAATGCCACCCCTTCTTCTTAAAATGATCCCATGCGGCACACGCATTAGGTACTTGATTTACTTCATCTACCCAGCCATATCTTGCACCAATATAACGCACGCCCCATTGTATTTGCTTTATTCCGCTTGCGTTCTTTAGGTATGTTGATCTGCCTTGTGGTATCCCATAATGACTACCATTCCGGGCTTTTGGATTCCATTGACTATTCTCTTTTGAGTACAGGTCTATTAAACAATAAGTCTGATCTAAATCATTTAATGTCATTAAAATGTATTGCTTGTAATGAGTAGGTTTGTAATTAGTATCAGATACACCTATATCAAAGGATAATGTTACAAATAAACATAGAGTTATCCCGAATCGCCAGCACCTCGCGAACTCACCCCTGCGGGGTTCGCGTTTTTGCCTTTGGGGCAAATGCTTACTAGAGCCTAACATATATCTGCAAATCATTTTAGCGTAACTCCTAAATCTATCTCACTATATGAGATGTGATCTATAACACACTAACTTAATCTTTTTGAAGTTCTTGTAAGTAAGTAACAGATGTAACAAGATTGATTATCAATGATCCAGTTACCACATTTATTGCATCTGATTGGTTCGCTCATTGGCTCTCTCTAACAGTACATCAACCATCTCTATAAATGGTCGGCAGTGTCGCTTTTTTACCATGTAGAACTGATCTTCAATTTGTCTTTCTGCATCCCAGTATGTCCGAATTGTCCAATCATACTTAGTAGATGTAGGGATTACAAAGATTCCCTGGGTAATTTGGCTAATCATTACATAGGCAAATGGCTTGATAATCTTGTTATCAAAGCCACTAACCGTATCAATCATTACCGGATTAAAAGGGAAATCATCAGTATTGGTGAAAGATCGGCTACTGCTCTTGATCTCTAACACTAAATCATCAACTATTACATCCTTCTCATTTAAGGTTTTATCCCTTATCTGATCATGGGTTGTAGCAATTGAGAAGGCAGGCACATCCACCTTTGGCACACCAAAATGTTGTAGTAGGTCGGCTACATATAAGTTGTAGCCGTGACCCTCACGCATGGCTTTGTGATAATCAAATTTACTCATGATTTTTTATACTCAATATGATTAACACAGCCACAGCCGGCACACTTGCGTACACCGTTGATGTTAAGCATCCTGGGATCATTACACCATTCACAGCATTGGTTAAGCGGCACTATGTCTAACTCAACACCGTTATCTGTAAATGTGGCTCTAACCCCATCAGCCCCAATCATTTCCATATCACCCATTGTTGGAATCCGGGTAATACCACTTGCCATCTTTTGACATAACTGCCCAACGAGCCGCACATCCTTTAGGGCAGGTGTATCCGTAGTACGGCGTACCGCGTCCCTTCGCAATTCCGGTTTTAAGCACCATCTCGCCATGTTCACAATATTGAACAGCCGGTGTACTAGTTGCAACTGCATCAACTACCTGATCTAAGTTCATGGGTACAGGTTGCGCTACTTGCGTTTTATCTTCTGCAAAAGAATCACGCAATACCCTTTCCATTAACGCTGACTTTGAACCAGGTCTGCCATAAATAACAGGTGCTTCAGGCTCAGGCCTAGATAGCAATTCTGAATCTAAGGATTGATTAGGTGTGACAGCCCAAGATTGCCTTGCTTTAGATGCCATTACTTCTTGTTTAGATGCAATCCGCTTTGTAGCAGACTTCATGGCCGCGACAATAGCCCGACCCCAAGCACTCGTTTCACAAATCATAAGTTCACTGCCTGCGGTCATACCCTTACCTGGTATTTGTTCCCAAGCACATGCGACCCCAGGCCTTACATCATGTGGATCACGGTAACAAGCGGCGGTATAAACCACATAAGTTTTACCTTCAACCTGCACAATGTCATAAGGTTTATTAGGATTGTAAGGTTGCAATGATGCTTCAGGATAGGCTTCTTTTAGTTGCGCTATTCTTTCAGCCACATCAACATAATCATTCATGTTCATTATTTGTTTTCCCTATCCCAAAGATTAACAACCTTTTCCATTAAGTATTCATTGTCGGCTTCAAGCATCTTTTGGCGCATTGATGGATGTGTTCTAACTGTAAATTTTTCCACCTTTACACTTGATTGTTTAGCATCTTGTAAGCCACGCTTGTAGCCACTCTTAAAGCCTTTGTCGTAGCCATTTTCAACTGCGACCATCCAAGTAACACCAATCAATAGTGCTACTAATGTAAATAAGGTAATTGTTATCAACCACCCATATATTTCAGAGTTCATATTTCACCACTTCCTTGAACTTGTCTAACCAATAGGCTTCAACCATTTTGGCTGATAACCTTCCTCTGATCTGCCTAGCACCAATTGATTTTTTGGCATGTTGGCGGATCAAAGAAGCCTTAATAAAGTGCTTACGCTTTTCATCAACATAAGCACCGGATTGTTTGTCATATTTAACTAATTCCAACTCATTACCTTTTCTAATTCAGCCGGTAATTCAACCGGATCAACATCATTTATTACTTGATAAACAGTGCCGTTGGGATGTATAGATGGTGGCAACACAACATAACCTTTGTGTTTAATATCTATACCTGGTATTAACTTGCCTTTAAATTGCTTTTCTTTATCGGCAAGGTAATAGAAGTGATAGCCGTTATCTGTTTTAACTGTATGCGTATTACTAGTTACACATATTCGGCGGTATTGTTCCCATAATATTCTTGATGAAATATTGCGTATATCAAAATCTAAAACTACAAGATTTGATTGCACAATGGCCAACCCAATATTTAATTCAGGATCATCCTTAAACCATTTTTTAACCATTGATTTATCATTACTAGCATCAAGGTATCCATGCCTTAAAAATCTACATGGTTCTTTAGATTGTGGTTTAAGTGGTAGAACCCACCAACCTTTTTCTGCGTATGCTAAGGCGTTCATGCGTTCACCCATGAACCTGCATAATCAGTTGTAAAACAATATTGGCTCATTGCATTGTCAAAAGAGATACTGTAATCAAACCGGTTTTGGCGTAAATATTCAGTAGCCAATATAACTGATGCGTAATTTTCTGCCCAGTAGATAAACTTATGTGACCAACAAATTGAATCTTCAAAACGATCTTTCTGACTTAACCAATCTGTTTCACCTGACCATTCCATTTGGGCTTCGGTTAAACCTTCAAATTGATTTTTAGTAAGTTTCATTATTTTGCACCAATGCGTGTACATCTATCGCAACGCCATTCACTAACTAATGGTCTGATTGATATTGCACAATTTAACCAACATGTTTCCATCTTACATTTATCGCACCAACGCATATCTGTTGCAGTAAGTACCTTCATCATTAACCCCCTTCAGGTCAATTGCCTTTGTAAATGCAATTAAACACTAAGGGGCTGACAAATGCAATTGCCAGGCACGGCGTGTTCTGTGATTTACATCACCCAAAAGCCTTACCCATAGCCACAAATGACCCATCAACATTAAATGGGATCATCTCTGCGCTCACATTGCCACGCTTGATATGTATGATCACTGCGCCAGCCTGCCAATTGGCGTATCCTCGCGTATAGGACATCTTTTTTAGGTCACAGGTGTGACCACACTCTATGCCTACTAAAACACGCTCTAAACGGCCATTAAAGGCTTCTGAAGCACATGTATAGCCCAACCTGTGCGTATGCCCCGAAATTACTGAGCGACCCCACCTTTTACTAAGGTTAAGCGCGGTCTGCCCGGCTATGTTAGATATGACCCCTTCATCCCCATGACACAGTACAAAGTTAGTGCCAGGTATTGCATAAGGCTGTTTTGCATAATGGATGCCAAGATCATCAAAGCCCATAAAATTTGCATATTGTAATTCAGGTAATCCCATAAGCCCTGGGATGCGCTGTAAAGATTTATACAATCTATCGGAATGATTTGATCTACTAACCACATCAGTTTTTAGATCATAAAGAATGTTTTGGCAGGTAGTACGATCTTCATCAAGGGTCTGCATAAATGATTCGGCCTTGCCATCACTAAACCTTGAAATAGTATTGAAATCCATTTCATCACCAGTATTAAGAACTAAATCAAACTTAAAGGCATTAACCAATTTTTTTAGGTTAGTGATCGCTTCATTAAATTGAAAGGGAACTTGCATATCGCTAACTACTAAATATCTCGCATTAAATGATTTATCTCGCTTAATCGTTATCCTCATCTTCTGTCGGATCAATTCGGGGAATGATCTCAGTGGGTTGATTACTTGGATTGATCCAATCAGGCATTGATGCACCGGGTTCTGTGATTAACCAAAATGCAACTTCATGGCTAAAACCGGCAGACTTGGCCGCCCTAAAAAGTTCATTTAATGTGATGTAATGATTTTCTAATTTGCTCAACGCTTCAGCCTTGCGTGGCGTACGCCGCCTACGCTGTGGTGCTTTTCTAGGTTTCTTAGTAGCCATAACCACCAATTTCAGATCAAACAATTCCGCGTATTGCTCTTTCAACACCTTCTTCAAGACTAATCTTCGGCGTGTAGTAATCGCTCATCATACTAGGATCACCAACGCGATAGGCCACACCTGCCGGCTTGTCGGTTAATATTTTGAATCGCTTGGCAGGTGTTTTCTCATATCCCAGGGTATTCAAAGCCATAACTGCTAAATCTAAAAATGTTGTAGCCCTGCCTGTACATAGATTGATTGTTTGATTGCAGTTGTTTTTAACCATCTCAATTACTGCATCCACTATGTCATCAATGTGTATGAAATCTCTAGTAGTAGTTGCCTTACCCCAAATTTCAAATGGGTTACGGTTCATTATTGCGCGTTGGATAATTGAAGGAAATGGATAATCTAAATCTTGATCAGTGCCATATCCGCTAAATGGTCTAAGCGTTAATACAGTTGTACCTTCTTCACGCAAGTAGTTCATTAACATTTCACCGGTTAGTTTTGACCAACCATAAGACATATCAGGCCTGCCTATTTTATTAAAATTTATATCTTTCTCTTTCAACTTACGCTTCTTAGATAATGTTTGTAGATCAGTTGGGTAAGCGGCTGATGATGAAAAATAAACAACATAAGGTTGCTCTGTTCTCATAGCCCAGGCGGCAAACTCAGCATCAATGGCTAGATCAACGGCTAATGCCAATGGTTCGTTCTCAATCATCATGCGGCCACCAACTAAAGCGGCTAGGTGAATTACAAGATCATATTGTTTTTTCTCTAATTGAAAGAACTTACGGCAATCAATACCAGCCTTCAAATCTACTAAGGTTAAATTGGCATTAGGTAAAGCACGCCTAAAAGCACGGCCTACAAAGCCATGTGATCCGGTAATCAATATATTCATCTAAATTTTCTTACTAATTCCGCATATTCCATATCTGATAAATATTTTTGAAGTGTTAGTAAATCTTTTTCATACCATTTAGGTTGATTGACCCTTTCATAACCTTCATCCATTTCAGCCTTGCCGGCTACTGGGTGCATGTGTTCAATAATCACATCAGGTAAATACTTTAGGTATTCTAAATCTAAACCTAATTGTTTTACAAAGTTATCAAAAAATAGATGTACACAACCTGGAAATGTCATACCGCGTAGTTCATTAACTAAATCTCTTGTCATGCCATAGGCTGTTGGTAGATTCGCACCCTGTAACAAATCATCACCATAAACTATTCCAGTGTTACTGCCTAACGCCTGAATAAAGGCTTTATCCCAACCCGGCGTTCTAGGAAGGTGATCATCACCCATGAAAACAAAATAATCATATAAAGGATATTTAGTAATATCCAAAAGAAGAACTGCACCGGTATTAAGAGATTTAGCACAACCACCTGTTTTATTATCCGCCGGTAATTTTTTATAGTTTTCACTCTTGGCATACTCATTCCATTTAGGATCATCATTATCTATAACAATGTAAAGGTCGGCTTCTGCACCGGTATCCTTAAATGCCTGTGCTAACCGTTCGGCATTTTCAGGCCTACCCCTACTGGGTACAACCACGCACATCTTCATGGCAATAGGGTAAGGGATAGGGCTGACTTATTACTTAGATATCAGAATTTGGTAAAGCGTGTCTAACTTATCTTCTATGCGTTTTACCCGGCCTTCTAGGTTATGGCCACCATTGCCATCAGGTTTTAACTCACTTAGGTAATGCTTTACTAGCCACCGTACTGAAGCAATAAATGATCCAACTATTGTGACAATAGATACGACTAATGCCATCCAATCATTTGCGGTCATTTGCTATTTACGCCAAATTTTTGATCTTGCGGATCAAGGTAACGCAATAAAGGGGCTACTACTGCACCGGCTAGAATTGCCAGTTCAGGGCGAAGATCAGCGACTAATGCCAATGCTGTTGTAACAGTTGCTACTGCAACGCTTCTTAGATATGACTTAATAACTTCTTTTTGCTTCTTGTTAATTGTCATTTTAATCCTAACTGTTTTATTTTTTCCTTAACTTGATTCTGATTTAACGCAATCTCAAAGTGCATAGAATCTACACGCCTTTTGTAATTGCCGCCCCAGGCTAAACCGTATTTAGTTATTAACAGGATAATCATATTACTTTGTTCCCTGGTAAATGTATTTGACTTGCCCAAAGGATGTTTAATTGCATTTAAGTCAATGGCAGTGCCGGATGAATGATTGCTTAATACCTTGTCTGATCCCCTGGTCATGCGGAACGCATAACCCCAATCATCTAATTGGCCTTGATCAATGGGTTCTACTAACTCATGAAATTCTTTAGCAAAATTAACAAGTAAGGGTGCAACGGCTTTGGCACATGCAAATTTAATTTTTGTACCTGGTACTGTAAAAGTTTCAATGCCTAACGCCTTACGATCCTCACTAGCCGGCCATCCATTAGGGCTAGTGAGTTCTCTGATCGTTGCCATTATTTACATGCTTATGAAAGCAATAACCGGGCTTCTTCTTGGGTTATGCCTAACTTTTTTAACAAGGCGGATTTGGCTGTTGCATCAGCCGCCTTTTGTGCTTCTTCTTCTGCCTTTTGTGCGGCGTATTGTTCTGCCATAAGTTCACGCTCTGCAATTTCCTCAGCCGTTAATGCAATCTCTTGCACCTCACCTGTTGAGCAATCTACTACGATTTTATTAGTCATTTCATTTTCTCCTTATGCGTTAGATATTCCATATAGATAAGCGGTTGAGTACTGCATAAAATTACTACTAGATTCATTAGAAAAACTTAAAGAAGTTATAGCGGCTGTGCCTGTCCATAAAACAGCAGACATACCAACTGTCCAAGTAGTAGAACTATTGTTTTCTGCAACCCAATCAATAGACATAGATTTCTGATTACTGCTAGCGTAATTAGGTATATATAAACTGACATTAGAAAAAGTTGAGGCTGTTGCTGTATCGGCTGTTATACGACCAAATGAGGTATTGCCAGTAGGCGCAACGCTAGAAGATGATGCACTCAAAACTTGGTTAGAGTCGTATCCTTGCAATCTTGTTGAATTGTAATTACTTCCTGTATCAGAATTAACTGTTAAATAAAACTCGGCTCGGCTACTAGACAAAGCAGAACGCGGTGATAGTAAAATGTTTAAGTCTGTATAAGTAGATGGAATACTGCTAAAAGTAATTGAAGCCGCACCACCACTACCTACCGTAACACTTGAAATTAAAGTATATGTAGTAGCCATTATTCCGCCTTAATTCCGTAGAGTGTGAAGGTTGAACCTATTGCAAAATTAGTCGTACCATCAACATCTTGAACCGATAGTGAAGTAATCGCGGCAGTTGAACGCCATAACGCAACATAAGCAGCCACAAAATTAGCCGCATTGTTAAAACGAGATAAAACAGTTTTATATGTTGTCGTATTGCTATAATTCATTATATTGAAAATAGTGGCATTTTGTGAGGTGTATTGTATAAATGTATATGCCATATTGTTATTAGTAAAGCGATTAGATAATGCGCTACCGCCATCTCCACCTAATCTAGTTGAACTGTAATTACTCGCTGAATCCGAATTAAATCTAATTCCGCAACTATTTGCTGAGGATTGTGTTCCATTAACAACTAAAACTAAGTCTGTATATGATCCACTAATAGAAGTAAATGAAACTGAATTTGTAGCACTACCTAAAGTAGTAGTCGCTATTTTTTCGTATGTTGCCGTCATTATGACCCCTTAATTCCGTATAGGGCAAATTGGGAATATTGAGAAAAAGTATATGTACTATCGTTAAATAATTTAATACTGGTTATTGCGTTTGTGTTTCTCCAATTACCAGAATCTAAAGCAAGACCACCTGAACCATTAGCATCATATCCAATAAGGGCTCTAGTAGTTTTATATTTATTTGTGTTTGCATAATCTAATATATCAATTACAAATGCGCCAAAAATTGAAGCAGTAGAAGGTAAACCGTTCCAGTATGCAAGTCTAATTCTTGGTTCATTAATGCCATTGTCTGATCTTGCTGCTGTGCCACTACCCGATAATTCGTGCCAAGAATAATTACTTGCAGTATCAGCATTAAACTGCATTCTCATTTCTGCAATAGCCGACATTCTTGCAATGCCTCTTATTTGTAAATGTGTATAATCTGAAGTAATAGAAGTAAACTCTATTGATGCCACCGATGAGCCAACGGTTACGGTTGCGATGGATTCATAACTATTAGCCGCACCTGCCGCCGCACCACCGCTATCTAATATCCCAAGAATTAAAGACATTAGGCAATGCCACCAACGATATACCAGGAATCGGTACTAACTTTTACCAAACTTGCGGCCTTATATTGAGCAGTAATAACAGGGCTTGTAGAGATTGCACCTGATGAAGCAATTGTTACACCTGCACCTTGAATAATAGATACCGTGCCACCTGATGCAATTTTAATAACATTAACTACTGATCCAGTAGTCATTGCCACGCTTGAATAGGGTGGCACTGTAATTGTGGTTGTACCAGTGTTTGAATAAGTAATAAGTTTATTATCGGCATCTGTAAGCACCAAAGTATCTGATGTAGCCGTAACTGCTCTAACGCTTAGGTTGGCGATAGAGTTCATTTGAGCCGCCGTTAAAACTTGACCAACGGAAAAGGTTGCCATTTATCTATACTCCCTAATAAGCCAAAGAATCTTCATCTAAAATTCCATCAACGGTAGAGTCTAGCAAAAAACCTGATGCAAAGGGTATCGCGCAAGTAAAGGTTACTAAAAAAGATTTTGGTGTTATCTGATAGGTAAGGCCTGAAATTACGCTATCTGTAACCACATTCCCTGCCGGTAAGGTTTGAGTAACCTGGATTGGATCAAACATATCTAAATTTAAAGCGGCTACTACCCGGCTAGGATCGTTTTCACCATAGGCATCAACTGTTAATGAATTAAGTTGAATATCCACGCCTTGTTCTTTTCGGGATGCAATAATCATTTGTGCCTGATTTAGTGCATCTGCCTGTGTCTGCATGATGCCACTTCTTATCCGGCTATGTTGGAAATAATCATCAATGCTTGCGGTATCGCTGGCAGTTTGACCAGTTAATCCTGTTGGCGTAACGGTTACTTTGTTAATCATTTGATAATCTGAAATATCAAATTCAACTGCCTGATAGGTAATATCACCTGATCCGGGTACATCACTAAACTCAGTTAATGTCCCACCTGATGCAACTATGATGTCATTGCGTGATAAGAATTTTGCGTAACCGCGTTGATCCATATAGAACGCGCCCAGGTCTGTACCCTCTACGACCTGACACGCACCCAATAATGATCTTGATGATCCATCATCTGCCTGCACTGTTGTAGTTGCAGTAGTTGAAATATCACGCATACCGCCTGGCCATTCCCCGGCATCTAACAAACTTGTAATTCTTTGGGCTGTTGTTTGTCCGGCAGTGCCACCACTAACAGATGTAACCGTTGTTAAATTAAGTAACTGGAATCCATCTACGCAAGATAAGGTTACATAGGCTGGATCAAATCCAGTAGGGCTTTGGTAATTCCATTCCTGTACATACATAGAACCTAAGTTATATGTTGTGCCTAAATATTCTGCGGTAAAGCGAATCTTACGCATAGGTTTAATCTTGCCGTACAAACTAGAGCCAGTATTGGCTGGATTAAATTCACCTGTTTCATCCACAAATGTAATGCGTGCTGTACCACCTGTAAATGAATCTGATGATCTATTAAATGCACGGCGTATATAACATTGAGTTACATAAGGTGTTATATTTACAACATCTGCGGCTACTGTTCCCAAAATTGCTACATCTAATGGGGTTGCAGGGTCATCAAGCACAAGGCTTGGATCAAAAGAAGCCCCGCCTGAAAAATCAATTTCTGCCTTAAATATTGCGGCTGGCATTATCTTCCTAAATTAGTTAATTGAGTTACTGCACCTGATCGGTTTAAATTATACAAAGCATCCTGGATTACTGATTGCAATTCACCTTCTGATATAACTGATCCGGCTACATTAACATTTACAGTAGTACCAAAGCCTGACATCTTGTCTAACGGTATTACAGCTTCAGTTCCGGCTTCACCAATCATTGCCAGGGTAGGTGAATTTACAATACCGCCTTCTGCCATGCGTGGTATATCAAATAGTTTTTGATAATAATCAACCGCTTGTGCTGTATACCTTGCGCTTGATCCAGCCATTGCCGCATTTAGGCCTTCTTTTCTTAAATCTTCAAAAACCTGTTGGCCTAATTCATTTGGTGCTTGACCAGTTAAAACCGCTTCCTGAAATCTTTGAGATGTTGTCTGTTGAAATTGTTGTTGTTGGTATGCAAAAGTTTGACCTAACGGTAATTTCTTTTTACTTATTTCATCCAACAATGCCAACATCTTGCGTAGTTCATCATTAGCCAAAAACAGTGTGCGTAGGTATAACAAAACTTCAGTAGTTGTGATACCCCATTTTTTAGCCAACATTTCAATTTCACCAGTGGTTATTTGGCCATCTTCAATAACCTTTAATACATCTGCGTACCGTTGTGCTTCATCAACCGCTTTGGCTGTACCATCTGCCAACTTCTGTAATATTTTTACACGCAACTCATCTTCGGCAGATAATTTACGGCTTAATGCGGCTTGTAAGTTAATGCGATCAAGATCAAACATGGCCGATAATTCAGCCTTCTTTTTTTCTAATGCTTGTTGTGCGGCTTTTTCCTTAGTCAATGCTTTTTCTCTAGCCAAAATACCGGCTTGAATTTTTGCAAGTAGTTGATCTGTTGTTAAAGCTTTTTTCCCATATTTTGCTTGCAACTCTAAAGC